GCTCTTGAAGCTGCTTATCCAAGTCCTCCATATTGAACGCTGCATTAAAGGAAGAATCATTTTGGAGTTCTTCAATATCTTTTGCGACTTTCTTTCCTTGCGTAAGAAGACCTTTTGCGGTGTTCTGGTGAGTAATCTTCTTGATATTAAGATCTGTGATTCTCGAATTGATGGTTCTAATCTCGGACAAGCGATCATTAATTTTACTCGCTTCTTCTTTAAGTTGAACAATACCTGATTCAACTTCTGTGCATGTATGAAGTTTTTTGTCAACTTCAGCTCTACGAAATCCTTGTTCGATTTTTTGTTTACACGTTGGGCAATTCTCATTTTCTTGAAAAAAAGCAATGTCTTCATGGAGTTTTTTAAGTTTTGATTGTAGTTGCTTTTCCAGCAATCCGACTTTACTTTGTTTATTTTCAACCGCCTGTGCATCAATGATCTCCTGAGTTAGCGTAGTGATCTGTTCATCATATAGTCCTGCAGATTCACGCTCATGCTCAATGAGATCTGTGATAGAACGAAGTTCTGCACGATACCTGTCTAGTTGTTCCTCAACATTCTTTTGCATTGCTTCATTATGAATCTGTTGCATCTTTATGCGCTCAGATGTCATCTCGATGTCTTTGTCTACAAGGAGCAATGAGGTGTTGTTGTCTGTCACTCGTTGCTTGAGCAATGAATTCATCGTAGAGAAGATCTGGATGTCCAATAGGTCTTCGATGACTTCTCTGCGTGCTTGTGCTGTCAACTGCATGAAAGGAACAAAGGATGCTGATCCCAAGACAACAACCTGACAGAATGACTTATGATTTAACTTAAGGATTTGTTTCTCAAGAATCTCTTGATAGTCACGCTGATCTGCATCTTGGTTGAGCAAGATATCATTCTTATAGACCTCAAAGATCGCAGGTTTGATTCCACGGATAATTTTATAAAAACTTGAACCTGAATTGAATTCAACTTCTACAACAAGATCTTTCTTGTTGATAGCATTGACTAGTTGTGGTTTGTTGATCTTGCGGAAAGGTTTGCTATACAAAACAAAGGACAAGGCATCTAGCAAAGTCGATTTGCCAGCGCCGTTGTCCCCAACGATTAGTGTTGTTTGTTCTTTGTCTAGTTGTATTTCTGTAAAGGCATTTCCGGTAGACAAGAAATTCATCCACCTAATCTTCTTAAATATAATCAAGACATTATCCTATTATTGTATACTTAATGCTTCATTGTATAGCGAAGTAATAATATTGTCAACTCGCTTCTTATCAGATACTTGCATACCTTCAACATACTTCTTAAGTATAGTCATAGTATCTTCTGCTTGGTCGATGATTTCTTCATCCTGTATTGCATCTTGATGCATATGATCCTCGACTACTTGTAGATCTGCAACACCCATCTTTTCAATCTTATCAATCACAAGATCAAACCAATAAGGATTTGATTTGTCTTTTACAATTACTTTCACATAGCAATCTTTATACTTTGCCACATCGAAGTCAACCACATCATCCATTGATCTGTCGGTATCAGAATAAACATGCTTATGAAAAATGTTACTATTGTTAGGAATAAAAGTAAGTTCACGAGTTTCGGTGTCGAAGATATGGAATCCTTTAGTGTCGTTATAATCCGTCCAAGTATATTGAACAGGACAACCGAGATAATAAACAGTACCATTATTGGAGCGAGTATGGAAATGCCCAGAGCACACAAGATCAAAGCGACTAAAGAGATTAGGATCATCTCCATGCTCATTCTTATGACCCCTAAAGAGATCAAATCCCGCCAATTCGAGATGCCCAAACACCACTTGAGATCTTGTAGTAGATATTGCGTTAATCGATTTTTCTCTGTTCTCATCACATATCCATGGTAGGAGTAAGACGGGTGATCCGTCAGGAAAATATGTATCTGTAGGATTTGTATAGATTTGGATGTTGTCATACTTAGCGAAAAGCATTTCATCCAAAGCATTTACTTCGTTGGTGTTCTTGTAATACGTATCATGATTGCCGGCAATGATATGCATAGAAAATCCTTCACCTTGCAAAGGATCGAGAAAATCTTCACGCAGACGCCTAGCAGTATTAAAGTTAATATACTTCCTACGGTCAACAAGATCACCGAGGTGGTAAATATCAACAATCCCATAAAAACGTAGTGTTGGAAAAAAGACATCATCTATAAACTTCTTCATGTTATCGAGCATCACTTGAGAGTCATTGCGGATACCCCAATGTGTGTCTGTAATTAATGCTACTTTCATTTTGAAAATTGTTTCTTTCTAACAGGTGGCGACCAGCGAACTTGTTGTTGATTTTGTGACTTCAATACTTGGTCACAATAATCACGGATAGTTTCTAGTCGCACAATATAATTTATTTTGATATTTTCATTCTTGGTTGTCGCCAAGTCGGTTGCACAGTCAATGATCGCTTGTGGGATCAGGTGCAGTTTGCTCTCGTTCATCATCATTACAAAACTTCTCCAGTCCTAATTGAATTTTTTTGTCTTTCGCTTTCTGTTGATTTTCTTCTCGTTTCTTGTCAAAAGCAATAACAAGACCTTGCATATATTCATTGTCTAGATTCACACCGATAACATGATCATCTTCACCGCCTGATTGTTCTGCAAGCATGCCTTCAAAGTAAAAATTCTCTAAGGTCTTTTGCTTGATATACAGATGTTTCTTTTCACTCTCAATGCGTCTTAGAAATGCATAATAGATAATTTGTGTAAAGTATGCAAACGGATTCTGTGATTTTTCTGGATCAAAATTATGAAGATAAGTAATACAGTTTTCTAACCCATCACTTATCATTTCCTCTCGAAAAGTATAATTGATGAAGTTAGGTTTCATAGATAAACGAGTTGCAATCTTATATAAGCACTCACCTACATAACGAGGGATCTTTGGCGGATCAGTATGTGCTGCTTTTGCAATATCATACTCAGTTTTATACTGAAGCATGACTGTAAAGAACAATTTGTTGTCTACATAGTGTCGATCTGTTTTCTTAGACCTAGGCCTTCTAATTGTAACAATTGCCATAATTGATTATCCTGTATGTAGTAATTCGCATTAATATTGAATATTAACACATGAACTAACCTATGTCAAGTCAATATTATATATTTTATGTTTAAAGTTTTCACTGTTATATATTGCAATACGATCTTTAAAGTGTTGTGCAGTAAAGTTTAACTTGTCTTTGTGTCGCATGTCATCTGATATATCATATAGAACCATATCTGTCTTTGTTTCTGATATTCTCAAACCACGACCGATTGACTGTAGTGTTCTTATCCGTGACTTAGTCGGAGAGCTAAACACCACATTATGAAGATTGCGTATGTTAATTCCTGTGCTGAAAGTTCCATAGCTTGCCACAATAATAGAATTGGGTTCGGTTTCAACGATTCTTCTAACTTCTTCTCTGTCTTCTGCATCAACGCCTCCATGGATGAAATATGCTGTTCTGTCAGGATGCTTGTCTTTCAATTTATCGAACAAGACCTGACCATGTTTTTCAACAAATTGGTATAGTAGTAGTGTGTTGCCTTCAAGTGATGCTGTTAAGTTAACGATGAAATTATTTCTTTTTTCATTCAATACGAGGTATTCTACTTCTTCTTGATATGTATATTTAGATACGAGTTTACAAACTTCTGCTGGATATTTAAGCGCAAGACATTTGATTGTGAGTTGTGCTACTTCATTGCGATCCATCAGCTCTGTTGTTGTAGTCACCTTCTTCACAGGACCAAACAGTCCTTCGAGAACCATCTTGTTTGTCAGTGTGCCGTCAAGTGTTCCCGTAAACCCATAGCGAAACTTTGTATTTGCGGCACGTTCCATGATAGTCGTAAGCGACTTTGCTTTGTATTGGTGTGCTTCATCTCCTACTATCACATCAAACTGTTGATACCATGTTTTAGGCATGTTATAGATTGATTGCCAAGTTGATATGATGATGGGCGACTGTGATTCTTTCTTTGCACCATCTGATATGCAGTGAATGTCTAGAGATTCTGTAGAGTATTTCTCGAAGTCAGTTTTCATCTGAAAGACAAGAGATGTTGTCGGAACAATGATAAGGACCTTTCTGTCATGCATGAGATGGTATTGTGTGAGCATGAAGATGATTAGCGACTTGCCAGATGCTGTTGGTGACACAAAGACAGCACGATCATTCTTCACACCATACTCATATGCCATCACCTGATAGTCACGAGGAAGTAAAGTCAGATCAATATTAAATGGTTGTCTATCCTGATCTGGCATGATGTTGTCAGATAATAATTCTATCTCATATCCCTTGCGTTCTGCAAAGCGGTATATCTGTCTGATC